TGGTCGTTAGAAATCATCAAACTAGAGTCATATTGAAGACTGTGATCACATACCAGGCCGAATTGAACCAGAGCAAGCTGATAGTAGAACCAGGATTGACGAATGAATATGTCGTAGTACCGGTAACTGATGTAAAGGTAACTGAGCCAGAGCCAGAAGAAACCAATACAATTTTCTTACCTTGCACAGACACATCAGGAAGTGTACATGCTGCAGAAATAGAAACGATATCTGACTGAGTGGAGATAGCATTTCCAGCAGAAAACGATGTGACCGGTGGCTGAGCGGCAATCAGATTGATTACTTGACCCAGAGTAGCCTGCTTATTAGCACCTGCCTGGACGATTGGGAAGGTATTCGTGGTTGCCAACGTAGTAGCAGCAACCATAGCCGAGATTTTAGTATCAGCCATTATTCACCAATAACTTGAGCACCCTCGACCATAGGGAATTCAACGACTTCACCAAGAAGTTTTTGTTTCTTCTTTGGTTTCTTGACGGTTTCTTCCTTGAGGACGACTTGTGGTTCTTGTACTTCAACTTTAACTTCTTCTTGCATAACGATTACCTCTTTGACTGGTTCAACTGCTGGTTGTGGGAGAGCAGCTGCAATAGCGGCTTCCTCGGCAGCAATTAGTGTTTTTAGACCACGTAGGGAGACCAAAAGTTCTCCATTCAATGAATTGATCCAACCCTGTTCGGTTGCTTCAACGGTTGGACACCAACGTGGCTTTGTTCTCAAATATGACATGTTTAGTTACTTTCTTCTTTCGGTTTGACACCATTCGTGATGATTTTAGCGATAGCCTTAATATCAGTCTTGTTTCCCATCATTTTCTTTACTTTTCCTGTGCCTTCTGGGGCTTCACCATCAACACCCGCATGTTGGGCAATGGCTCCTACTCCACCCTTGGCATTCTCTACCATGTATTTAACTTCGGCTAGAGATAGAAGTTGTCCAGTTTGCTCAAGATGTTCACGTTGGATTTGCTTGATAGACATTTCTTCCGATGCAGACTCGCGCATTCTTGATGCAGAAGGTTTATACGAGATAGGCTCGTATTCATCTCGTGTTGGCTTTTTAGCATCTGCCATTTTTTTGGCGACGTGTGCCTTTGTTTTGTCAACACCCTTCTTGACTAGATTTCTGATACCCTCCTCGCCTGCTGCTAATAAACCAGCTATATCATCTGGGTCGGCCCCATATGCTGCAGTTCGTAGAACACTCCCCTCTTCAACAACTTCTTCATTTGTGCCACCAAATCGGTCATGCATGATGTTCAACGATGCAGCATGTGGGAGGCCCTTGGCACGAGCCGAGTTGTACAGCTTACGAGCAGCTACACGTTTGTCTGGGTGAATGTTGTCCATAGCATTAGACATATGCTTTTGAGCATCATCATCTTCTTCTACTTGTTCTACTTCTTCATCAACACCTGGTTTCTTTTTCCAGATGTCAATTGGTTCTTTTTTACGAGCTGGAGTTGGCTTTGGAACTGGTGGTGTGTGACCTAGTTTCTTATTCCATTCGTCATCTTCATCCTTGGTACGAGCATAACCTTCATCATCTTCACGGTCAGCACGTTCGGCCAAAGTTTCTTCATTAAGTTCTTTGGCCTTCTTCTCGTGATGTTGTTGAAGTGCATATACACGAGCAACTGCATCACCAGCATGGCCATCTGCCAACATTTTGTCTACTTGCTTTCTGAATTTCAGAGCTAGTTTAGCATGGTTTTCTGTACCTGGTTCACCTTCAACCAGAGTTTCTTCATTCATCGATCTACGAACTTTAGCAACTGATCCTGCACGAATCTTATCTTGGCGGTGACCTACGTGTGTAACTTCATATTTGCCAGCAAATTTTGTTTTTCCATATTCATGCGCATCAGCCATGGCCTTCTTGTACTCTTCGTCGTTACCAAGATTTGATTTTTCACCAAATACACCAATTTTACCAAGAAGATCTCTTGGTGTGGCATTGATTGGGTCAACGCGGAGGTGGTGTAGCTTTTGTTGATACGTTAATGATTCATCTAGAGTTTCTTCAGTCTTGAGACCAAGGCGATCACGCATCTTCTTCATTTCATCTGAATGGATACGATCTTCAGCACGTTCTTTACCGGCAAATCTACGAATTGCTTTGTGAAGAATATCAGAAGTTGTCTTAGATGGAGCTGGGTTTGTAGCCACCTTAGCTTTATACGACTTAACTGTATCAATAGCCAGCTCATCTACAGATTCTACTTCTTCTGTGTAATGAGTTTTACCAGTCAGTTCTTTTGATACCTTCTGGATAGATGCTCTTCTCTTATCTAGTTGTTGCTTCGTAGTTGGAGCACGCCCAAGAAATTGTTGGAGTCTAGTAGGGATAGCTTTATCAAGATATTGTTGCTTCTTCTCATCTGAAATTTCATCCAGAGTTTCAACTTCTTCTTTGATTTCGATGTGAGTACCGTCAATGAAACCTAGGTGCTTACCGGTAGTTTTGTGGTATGCATCAGATACATCTCCATCACCTTGGAACTTTACATTTCCCGCTCCATGTTTCTTTTCTAGCTTATCTTTAAATTCTTTAAACTCGTGGCCGTATTTGTGCTCGACATCTTCATTTTTAAGTGCCGCCACTACAACTTCAGTACCTGGTTTCTTCTTTTTCAACAACTGAAGGGCTTTAGATCTAGTTGCGTTTTCTGGTTTAGTTTCCATGGCTTTGTTTATTTGTGTCATTCTAGTTCCCGTAGTCTTTGTGTGATTTAATGTGGTCCCACCAGATATTCTTATTTCCGTGAGTATGTCTTTTGCCATCTACGTTATGGAGAAGATGAGCATTGTCTACTGAGCGACCAGAGTACTTCATATCGAATTGAGCCATGCGTCTGATCTTACCATGAGTCGTATCAAGTACCTGAGAATTACCAGCATAAACTCGTTTGAAACCGGCACGGTCTTTTGTTACTCTATAAGCAATCTTCGAACCACCAGGTACATAGTTTCCTACGTATTCACGGAAGTACGGATGGTTATGAATACTCTTGATCTCAGACGGTAGCAAATGCTTACTCAGCTGAGTATGATCAATTGTACCCGAGTCAAACTCTTCATGCTCGGCTAAATACTCTTTGAAAGTTTTCATTTCTTACCGAGACCGGCCCACATAGAGAATGCAGAGTCTTGTTTCTTCTTAGCCAGTGCTTTTTGTTGAGCAGCAACCTTAGTAGTACCTACTGGGCGACCAGCTTGAGACACATGCTTTTCTGCAAAGTCTGGGTGATCCTTCAGATGGCGAACAAAGTGGATCTTCTCATTCCGGTCAAAACCAGCAGTTGGACGAAGACCAGCTTCAACGTTGGAGTGAGCACGTGACTTAAGTCCATCACGGTCAATGTTTGTTGGCTTGCCGCGGCCGCGTTTCACTGGTTCTGCAATACCCAGAGCCTTGCGTTGAGCCTTCAGGAATTCTTCCTTATGAGCATCATCACGGGCTTTCCAGAATGCATCACCAGATAGTGGCTTGGTTGCTTCATCCAGTACTTCTTCTTTCAGAGTACCGAGCAAGTTGAGGTACTTACGACCAGCAGCTTCAGTATCTGGGTATGATACATGAGAGAATTGGTCATTGTTGGCAACAATCTCATGTTTGCCGGTTTCTTTGTGCTTCCGAAGAATCATTTCACCTTGACCAATATTGCGCTTCCAAACACCAATCTTGTCATGATGATCAAATTTGATGTCATCAGCTGGAGCTTGTTTGCCAGTATTCTTAGTCTTGAGTTTTGCAACATATGACTTAGATTTCTTCTCTGGGTTACCAGAAGCCCAAACTTCGGACAGATATTCCTCTGCAATGTCTTCAAACAAGGCAGTAGCAAGATCCTGAGCTTCCATCAATGAGTCAGACATACTCAGAGCTTGTGCACGACAATCTTCCTTAATAGAAGCAAGAGCATCGGCAATTGCATCTTCATACTGTACGAATTCTTCTTTTAGGCCCAATGCCTTCACACGGGAAGCAGCAGCATGCTTAAGTGAATCTGGAGTCCGAGAATCTGCCTTAGCTAAAGCATTGATGTGGAGTAGAGTCTTATCATCCATGTGCCGGAGGAACTTCTCTGGGGTCTTGTGGGACAGGAACTCAGCATATCTTTGATTACGATGGCGGCGTGAAGCATTGTCAGATTCGACGGATTCATCAAACTGTACATCTTCATTGGTACGTTTGTCAACCGATTTTTCAAACTTTTCGCGGTCCTTATTAGCAGTTGGTCCACCTTTGGATGCAGAGAAGCGAGCAGACACAGCCTGGCTCTTTAAGAAGCCACCCTTGTTCTTACCACCAGCAATCTTGTCCAATGCTTTCATAACACCAGTGCCGCGGTTTTCTGCTTTGCGGTCATCATATTCGTGGGAACGTGCTGCATTTGCTTGTTTAGCATATGAACCGAGTGTAGTCTTGCTAAGTTCATCTAGTTGTTCTTCATCAAGATCTTCCACTTCTTCGGATGCACGCTTCATCCCATTCAGACGAGAGTTGATCTTACCATCAAGGTGCTTACGGAAATCTGACTGAGATTTGTTACCCGATGCAACAAGATCTTTAGTAGCTGTACGATCTTTGTATTCTGGTTGAGACTTCATGAAGTCAACATCTTTATCAGCACCAGACAAATATGACTTCTTGAGGGTGGAAGAAATTTCATCCAAATCTTCTACTTCTTCTGAAGCAATAGCAGAAAGTTCCTTGTGAGCAAGCTTCACAAACTTTGGATGCATTGGTTCACCGGCTTCCTTGGCCATTTCAGCAGCACGCTGAAGTACTGGGAAAGCAGAGATCATCTTACGAGCAGGTTGACCTTTAGCTTTTGGAGCATTACGAACAACGAATGACTCAACAAGCATGGATTCAATCTCTGCATCTGCTTCTTCCGATTCTGAAAGATGAGCAGCTACATATGTATCTTCTGGCATGTCGATGACACCATAGAATGCACCAAGTTCATCAAGTTTAGTAAGACCGTCGGCAATGGCTTCTTGCATAGTTCCGTGAGAAGCATAGCTTTGCGGCAGATCCATGAATGCATTAGCACCATAGGTCAACTTAGCAAAGATTGGGGAAACAGACCAAAAGTACTGATCTGTACCTGGATCATTTTGTCCTGCCTTAGTAATAGTAAGACATACCTGGCCAGCAAAGCGAACTAGAGCGCCATTTGGTGTAGGTGTAATGGAAATGTATTTTTCGATTTGCATGGACGGACCTTTAATTGTATTGCTTATTTAATTTGGCAATTTTATCTGCGTGGTAATTCTTTTCGGCTTCCGTAGCTGCTACTACACGAGCTCGGGAATGGTGTTTGATAGCCAGATCTAGTAGATCCTTATTCTTTGGATCGTCAGATAACAGTTGTTCTACCTGAGATGCGGCAGCTGAATGCTTAGAGTGAGAAAATTCGAGGATCATGGACTTAGCTCTGTGAATGAAACACTCTAATTTAAGGCCAGAACGAACCTTGTGGTACATTTCCTTGTGGATCTTTTCGTCTCCCTTTGGAAGACCAGATTTGAATTCTTTATAGTTACCTGCTACGGCATGAGCACGGAGCTTGGATGCAGACATACCCTCAGTACCTTCGGCGTCTGGGTCACGTTCACCTGCTGAAACTACCGTGATCTTCTTGAAGTTATGATTCTTGCCGGGCCCATTGTACTTGTGCAGAATGTCGTGGTATTCCTTGGCGCGGTCAGAACCAGCAACCATGACTAAATGCTCAGTACCTTCATCAGAAAGTTTCTTAGCGTGGTGTAGGAATGTAGGATGTTCCTTAGAAGCACCCTCGATGTGAGTACCCGGGAAATAATGCTTAGCAAACTTCACCTTGTCATCTACATGAAGAGGATTCTTTTTGGAATCCTGAGTATGAGATAGGATGATCTTGTGATCTGCGTGGTGTTCAGCCGCGGTATCTTTTACCTTCTGAACAAGCTTAGCGTGACCAGCGGTAACTGGAGACATACGACCAAAGGCCATTACTGTTGTTTTCATTCTGCTGATCCTTTTAGGCCAGTGACGAGTGGTGTAGATTCTGGTTTCAGACGATGACGAAGGAATGTCTTTCCTTTGTGTTGGAACTCAATAGAATTGTTGCCGGCCTTCTTCACAGTAATGTTCTTGTGATCATTAAGAATTGCATCATGGTGTGTTGCTGGATGTTCAATCTCGACTGAGTGATCCTGGCCAGACCCCCCAGTAGTTACCTTATGCATATCAATCTTAGATGCATTAGCATGGAGTAGATTGTTACGGATGTGATTCGAGAGTTCAGATGTCTTCATACCAGATAGACGAGAATGCCATTCGTCACGGATTTTACCGATAGCTTCATTGGAGTGCTTCAGTGCAGTAGCATGCATCTCTGGTGATTTCTTGATCATTTGCTTCTGTTCTGCCTTAGATTTACCGGCAAGAACTGGGTGAGCTTTCACAAGTTCTTTGTGAGCATCAGCGTAATGTTGAGTAGAAGATAGACCCAGTTGAGAATCCGTCTGCTTAGCACCTGGATTACCTACTGGGATGTGACCATTCTTCTTTTGAGTCACTTTAAGAGAGATACCAACGTGCGCACCATTCTTGTGACGAAGGATGATGTCAGAAGAATTCTCTTGTTGAGTTTCATGAGTCCCTGTAATACGGCCGATGTCACCAGGCTTAGATGACCAATGAGCCGAAGCAATATCAGTACCAAATTTCTTACGAATACCTTCAGCAGTACCTTGGGCTAATTGTTCATGGTTCTTATATTCTTCAGGGGTGATATTCTTCTTAATCTCATCGTGTTTCTTCTGTGCTTCTGGCGACATGTGCTGACCATGATTCAGGGCCTTACCGGTCAGAAGTTCATGGAGAACACCTTTGTCATTAGAAGAAATTGCCTCAGTAAGCAACTCAGTTTCTTCTTCAAGAACGGTATCAAGTTCTACAGTATTTCTATCTAGATATTCTTTGAATGATCGCATGTTTATCTTTGGAAGTTGGCACGAGAGAACTCGGCACGGTTAACGAATTTGGTTGACTTACCTGCATGGTTAGAAACGTAGCCTTCTGGGCCAACTTTCTTACCGTTGATTTTTGCCTCAAGACCCTCAGCGGAATGATCCATATGCTTCACTAGCAAATCCTTAGCCTTCTGGAGGTGATGCTGTGTATTCAGAGCATGGGAGATAGAATCTTTATGTTCACCCTTTGCAGAATTGATCGTAGACTGATGTAGATCAGCCTTGGCAGCTTTAGCCTTTTCAGTCTTAACAGACCCTACGGCTTTCTCTTTGATCGCTTCTAAGTGCTTTACATAACCTTCGTGAGTTGGCTTGTCACCAGATCTAACGGTTTGATTGATGTAAGTATTGATGTGTTCTTTATGTGGAGCGATGTGAGTATAGTTAGTCTTGGAATGAGATTCCTTGGCCATTCTCATATGCTCATGGAACTTTTGATTGTCATCAGGGGACATTTTCTTGCCAGAAGACTTGAATGCAACTGAAGGTGAGTAAACATCTTCGTGGTGCTTGAACTTAGACGTATCCTTGATAGGAGCAGCCTTCATATCTTCCAAAGTCTTTCCATGATACTCAGTATGCAGAGCTACACCAAATTTAGATTTCTTGACCTTTTCAGCCTCATCACCATGAGCTGTGTACTCGATTGTGTTTGGTTTGAACGTAGCAGTTTTCTTGCCGTGCTTAACGTCCGAACCTGAGTGAAGTACATCACCTTGGAAAACACCATGTGCAGGCATAATCTTGTGGCCGTGATCCAGGGCAGCTTTGAGTTTCTCTACCAAACCAGGTGCGTGACCATGATTCTTCTCAATGTCGTCGTGAGTATAGTTCAGCTTAGGGTTCTTATTGAATGCAGACTTAGATGCAACAAAGAACTTACCATTTTCTGGGTGATGTCCCATAACGATAGAAGGCGAACCGTCAATCTTTTGAGTAAGAGCAGATGACGACTGACCAGATTCTACGTGCTTCTTAACGCGGTCAAGTTCACCAGCGGCATGCTTGAAACCAGTAGTGCCATGGTCGACGTGGAGGTCTTCAAGGTGTTGAAGATGTTTTAGTTTGCCGTCAGCTTCTGCGCGTTCGGCTAGGTATTCTAGAAATGTTTTCATGCTTGGAGCGCTTTTACTTTAGGGAGTAGTTTTTGTGCAAGTTGAGCTACAAGAAGTTTCCGACGATTGACTGTGGAGTCAAACAGATCTTTTTCATCCGCATTCATTTGCGATGGAAGTTTTTGGAACAGGTTACGCTTTACGAGAGTTTCGGCCAATTTCTTAGCCCTATCCGATAGAACAGATGTGGATGTACATGCCACCATAGCAGTTGAACCCACGGACTCATCCATTTCATCGGCAGAGTATGTTTCCATTATATCATCTGGAATGATAGAATCTGCAAGTTCAGAAACATTTTGTTCCATCATGCATAAGATATCTTCAGTTACCTTAGAGTACGAAGCAGGAGGTTTGTTAGAAGTGGACTGTTTGAACGGCAATTGCTGAAGAATACCGGTGATTCCTGAAGCATCTACCATAGTAAAGAATGGCCATAAGACTTGCCATTGCTTAGGATCTGTGTACTTCTTTCTTAACGCTGCAATTGCATCCTTGACCGTTTCATAAGGAGACGATTTTGGTTCGATTTCTGCCAATGCGGCTACGATTTGAGATAGGCGAAGACGTTCGATGGAATTCTTAATGCCCTCAACGATCAGAGGAGCCTGAATCTCGTGCTTCACATAGAAATTGGAGACTTTTTCGAGTAGATCATATTTACGATCTATATCAGACTCAGTGAAAGCGGCATCCATCAACTTGATGATCTGGTGCTTAGAGTATAGGTCGTCGAATTCTTTGAATTGCTCTATTAGAAAGGCCGAGAGTTCGGCCGTAAAATTTTGAGTCTCAAAACCGAAGAGTTTGATCTGTCCCGATTCGAGAAGTACGAAATCTTCCTCAACATGCTTCTCAGTTGTTTCCGGATCCGATTCGGAAATGACATCTTTAATCCATTTCTTCTGAACACCCGTTGATGTTTCAACTGTAACGTAGTTTGGGCCGCGGTCAAGAATTTTTACATCTTCGCCTGTAGCCTGATCCTGTACAATTTCCCCAATCAAAAGAATTTCATTATTTAGATATCGTTCTCTTAAAGTCTTAGTCATATTAGTTCATCGATTAATTTAGTGTTACAGTGTATATTTAATTAAAGAATTAAGTATCAATCACGTTGGAAGATCGAAGATACGCTGCTAAATCTTTCGTCTGCCCCACAAAAACGGTGTTATTGTTGATCGTAGTTGCCTCTTGGCCTGCTGCACCAGGAACACCAATCTTAGGTTTGTGAGCAACTTCGACGTTCAAGAGTTCTACATTAGTCTCGACCAATGTTTTCATAAGAGTGGACATCACTTCAAAATCCCGGGACTTTTCAGTTGAGTTGGCGATCATGTTCAGATCAGACATAGCAGTCATGCCGCGTTCGATGATCTTTACTAGATTGTCTTTGACATATTTTCTCTGTGCTTCTAGAGAATCAATCTCAGCCGCTTTGGCAGCATCCTTCAACTCAGTAATTGAGCGATTAGGATCTGCCTCTTGAAGTTCAACATTGAATATTGAGGAAAGTGATGTCTCTACTTTGGGAGTAGTCATAATGTAGGATCTCCAGGTTTGGGTACAATAATTACCCAATTCTCATCAATGGCATATGGATCCATTGAACCAGCAGCAAACGGATTGATCACTGCTGTGTATTTATTATTGTTCATTACATTAACGTTGACTTGCTTAATGACCTGAGCATCTGTATCAGACTCGAAGTGTCCTTCTGGATCCGATGAATTCAGAATCGGACCATAGAAGAATACCTTCATAGTGAACGAGTATGTAGAGATAATTGTTCTCATGTTCTCGAACGAACCTTCGGCCGAATCCTCTGTATTCACAGAGTTCAGCATCATAGGAATATCTTGCACCAGTTCTGGATCTTCCAACATCTTGATCGACAGATTCATATCAGGAGAGAAGAATGGAAGGATTTGCTCCATGATCTGGAGGTTGTCCTCAACTGTGCGAGTATAGGTGTACAGGTTAAAAGAAACTGTATACGGGACTGGTGCAAAGTAATAGACAGATTTTGTGCCTGATGTAGATACAACTTTTTGCATCTTATTTAGTTGACGAGATGTATCATAAGCAATACCAGAGATTTCTGCAGATAGCCGCGGAAGCACGAGCATAGAATCTTCGTTCATTCCCGGGTCTTGCATTAGACGAACCAGAAACTTTTCTTTGTTCACAAACGAGATTGGAACATTCACAATCTTCTTAGATACACCATCTGCATCTTTTGTAACTACAAAAAGGTTTGAGAACAAACCACAGAATGCTACAACAAGATTTCTAGTCGTTCCATGGTAAAAGGGCACACGTGTAATCATGCTTAGGTACCTGCGAATGGGTTTTTAGAGTCGAAGTTCATAATCTTTACGAACTCTTGTTTGTTGGCATCATTGTCGCCATAGCCGC